ATAGCCTATAAAAGAATCTTTAACTAGAAAGACTCTACTAACCTGTCGTTCATCTTCAGACCATTCATAGTAAATCATTCTTCCCACTCCACTAGGATTGTAGGGCCGATAGGCATAAGACTTGTAGCTATTTCGTTAACACGTTTAGTAGGAGAATTTTGAATCACAAACTCTGTATTATAGTAAAACTCTAGAGACTTCTTTTGACCTACCGTCCAAGGAGTACTTACAGAATGGTAAACCATCACTTGACCTCACTAATAATGGTGGTCTTAGGATCATAGTATACAGACCCAGCATAACCTAGCTTGGAGAACGGTCTGTTCTTGGTTACAACAAACCTAGTGGTGTTACTAATCTCTTCGTCAGTAGACTCCTTGTCTCTCTCAATCTTGATAAGCATGATAGCTTCTTCCTCAAGAGACTTGGCGTACTTAGCATGACCATCATCATTGACGTGACTGATCATGATCACACCGATGTTTAGTTCCTTAGCAATCTGAGCGAGGTTCGAAGCAATCTTAGTAAGGACATTAGTAGCACCCTCAACACCACCCATGTAGGCTAGCCTCTGTACATGGTCTACGAATACATAATCAGCACCATAGACACTAGCAGCAAGCCTGACATAGCTTAAAATCTCCATTGGGTCATCACCAGATTTCATCTCAAAGACAATGGTACGGTCTCCTTGTGCCATATCCTGAGCAGCTTTGATAACATCTTCTTCACTTATCTTATTCTCTATGGCATCTTCCTTGGTGCGTACATTGATACCAAGCTTATAGGTAGCCATAGCACGGTAGGTAGTAGACTTCTGCTCTTCCATATGCAGTAGACCAATACGCATGGTGCTATTCTGCAACAGTCCAGTCTCTAGCTTCCTAAAGATTTCAGTCTTACCACTACCCGGAGGAGCCATAAGGAATGTAAGCCCACCCTTAACAATACCTCTGATCTTCTCATCTAGTTCTTCAATACCAGTCTTGACATACTCATAGGGATTCTCTTCCTTAAGAATAGTCTCAATCTGATTATCAGAACAGAAGAAGTTATCTGGTGTCCAGCGTTGAGGTCTAAAGGCTGACCACTTAAGCTCATCCTTCTGGCCTGCCATCAGGGCTTCGTTAGCATCCTTCCACTTAGTTAGTGGGACGTAGAAGAACAGAGTACCGTCTTTCTTAGTACGATACTTAAGTCTATTGACCTCTACTAGCTTAGGGGGAAACTCTTTCTGGAATGATTCTTCCAGAGTCTTCATCTCAAAGTCTACCTCACTGAGCAATCCCTCTGCCTCAGTCTTATTAAAGCTGAAGCCATTCTGATTCATATCCCAAGACACAATAGCCATGTCGTGCTCTACTCGCATAGCCTTAGCCCAGTCAGTAGAGTAGATGTAATCCTTGTAGTAATCAAAGATAGCCTCAAGGACCTCTACGTCTTGTTCACCATAGGTAATCATCTCCTCAGTACATACATCCCAAGGGCCATCGTACTTAAGCTTCTTGATACCAAGGAACTCACCTAGCTCATCAAGAGAATGGGTATTGAACTTCTCAAAGTTTACCAGTCTAGACACAACAAAGGTATCGATGATAGACCTAGGATTAATCAGAGGGGCTACCAGCCTGTTGATAACCCATACGTCATAGCCTAGGCCGTTATGGAACACCCACTTGTCTGGCTGGTAGAACTCTACCCAAGTCTTGAAGACAGACATATCAAAGAATGTCTGAATGAATCCATCAGAAGTCTTTACTCTGATGAAATGAATCTTGTCAGGTGCAAGACCATTAGCTTCTACGTCAGCCATTACAATTTTCATACTACCACCTATCTAAGATACTTGGGGCTAGGAAAGCTTGAGCAGTATCATCGGTATCGTCGTAGATTCTGTACTTATAGGCGCTATTATAAATTTCGTTATCTTCATAGAAAATATAGCCTATAAAAGAATCTTTAACTAGAAAGACTCTACTAACCTGTCGTTCATCTTCAGACCATTCATAGTAAATCATTCTTCCCACTCCACTAGGATTGTAGGGCCGATAGGCATAAGAC